CCAAGCCACCAGTCTAATAAACCATTTAGGAAAAAAACCAGCAAAATGATAAATAAACCAGTTTCCACTAACCTCATAGGAAATTAATATACTATATAACTCTTCATCAAACTTCATAATTGGTTTACGATTTGTTTAATCTCATTACGTAATTTATCAAAATCCGGTAATGGGCGATTATCAATGGAATTTAATTGAATCCCAAAAGGTAATAATATTTTACCATTCCCATCCTTTCCATGTAACCAAGCATATAAGATATCATAAGTTGCCGGGCTAACAATCGTAACATCCAAAGTAATTGTTTTAGGAACAGGACTAGGTGCCAATTTTAAGAGGCCTTTTGAATATTGTCCTTATTGTCTCAATAAAATGTGGATGTCGTTTAAATATTTCTCTTCCATGTTAAATATGTTTGTGTTTGTTATTAAACTCTCTTTCGTAAAGTGCCCTTAATAAGAGCAAATAAATAATCCCATCATCGATTTTTTCATTAAGAATAGTTCGATCTACTTCTTTTTCCAGATCAATAATATCGATAATACTAATCAAATGCTTCATTAACATTCCCAGAAGTGCTTGTTGGGGAGTATGGCCTCTAGCTGCAGCAGCACGATCAAAATTATGAAATGGAGCTCCTTTTTTTGAATATTCCTTGTTTTTGGACTGGGTTTTATCTTTAATCCTATCCAAAGTTTCCTTTATAGCGGAATGATAAATCTCTTTATCGGTCATGATTGAAGGTCTTTTATATTAAATTTAAACAGGGGGTGTTTCTTTATGGACCAGGGAACCTGAAAACCTTGTTTCTTAATTTCATTCTCATACATTTCTACCTTTAATTTCACGGTACTCTTATAGGTTAATTCATTTTTAAAGCGAGCTAACCCTTCAGAAACAGTGGCATTATGCTTTATATTAAAAAATTGACCCATTTTCTTTTGAGTGAGTGTTCGATGTAAATAATAATCCATTAAGAAAATGGCTGCCTCACGTAAAGGAGTGAAAGTGAACCTTTGATTTGCATGAGTAATGTTAAGCGATTCCCTTGGTACACGTTCTACTTTACAAATAGAATGGATGATCAATTCAAATACATCCTGTGGTCCTTTACTGGGATCGGGTTGTATTCTACGTTTTAGTGAGATCCAATCTGAATTATGAGTTAGATCCGGATTTGTATCCTCAACTTTTTTGATTAAAGTCTTTATTGTCATACTACTTCAATTTCTGGTTTTTCTAAAGGGGGATAAATCTGATCTACCTTTACTGATTTATACCAATTACCGTGTATTTTGCTAAGTCTTAAGGTAATTTTACCATTATGGTGATTTGCATAAACCGTATATTCACCTTGGTAACCTTCTACTCTTACTTTATCATATTTTCTTAGGTTTTTTCTCCATTTTTCCAATTCCTGGTGTTCTTTAAATTTATCATATATCATGAACCCCATGGTGGTTAAACACGCTACCCCTAAAATACCAATACCAATAAAAAAACCTAATTGTTCAGTTTCTAAAGGATAATTCATTTTAAATTGCATTATAAGTTGATTAAAAGCGAAATTAATTAATTAAAATAGGCAACCATCTAGTAATTAACTATGCTTAGTAGTATACTTTTACTTATGTAATAAACTAGTAGCTTATTGCATAATCTCGAGAGATGCCTGATCTTTGCCTGCTTCAAAACAATCATTAACTTTTTCGGTTAAAACATGTTTAAAAAATCGGTGGTATTTATAGGTCAGTTTCATAAACTGATCCCTATCTGCTTCTGTCATACATTCACCAATTTCTGAATAAACTTCATGTACTGAAAAACTTTCTGTTGTCATAATTCATCTTTTTTTGTGATTATTAGTTTACCTGATTTATCGTTAGTATATTTAAAGACCCCTTTTAATCTAATGTCCTGGTCTTCAATATGTCCCTTTAACTTACGGATAAGTCGGTAAATTACCCTTAATCGTTGATGAACCGACAACTTATTTAATCGTTCAGTGAATTTTTCATAACCGGGGGATTGTGTCGAAGAAAAAGCAACCCCTTTTCCATAAGAGGGAGAGGAATGGATTGTATAAACTATAACTAGCCAATTAGGTCCTCTTTTATGGTATACAATTTCAACAGGAACCTGTATATTGTCATAATATTCGATATGTATTTTAGGTAACTTTAACATATACAACCTGTTAAATTGTTTATTTATTAATATGATCCGCGGCAATACCAGTACTTCTTAATTAAAAAAACTATGAAAGTTCTGGGAGTAAATGCTGGAAATGGGGTTCTTTTATACCCATTTCTACCTGAAGTTATTGCTAATATTGAACTCCGCAGTGTATTCCATACTACTGGGGATTATCAATGGCAGTTAAATTTTCCAGGTATACCATTGATTAAAAAGCTTAATAGTGATCTCAATAATCTCCCTGATTTTACTGATGTTTCAATTATTATCTCTCATCCAGACTGCGGACATTCATCTATTCTTGCATACTCACGAGCCAAGAAATTTGGTAACCCAAAAGAGAATAAAAGTCTTACATTATTCTTTAAATCAGTGAGTTATTATCAGCCAGAGTTATTCTTAATGGAGAATTTAACGGCATTATTAGATACCTATGGGGAAGAAGATCTGATAAATGCTTTACCCAACTATAACTTGGTTTTCCATCACTTATCCGTATCAGAATTGGGTAACTCACAAATTAATCGAAAGCGCTTGATACTTATAGGTATAAGACGGGATTTACCTAAATTTATCCCAAAAATCTTTCACAACATCTACCCTGTTAACCAGTTACAATTTTCCGGAGCATTATTGAAAGGGTTAAATGACCTTAATCCACATATAGGACATATAAGAGAGGATGAAAATGATATAATTACTTTGTATGCTGGTTATAAAGATGTTATAAGCAATATCCGTAATGAATGGGTAACTAAAAGGGCTTCTGAAAAGCGTTGGAAAACTCCGGATAAAAAATTCACTACAGCACCAGGAGTATATAAAAACCTGGAGTTTGAGTACCCTGCTACAGTAAGGCCTACTAATCGACAATATAACCACAAAGGAGAGATGATGAGTCCTCGTGAATTGGCTCGTATTCAAGGGATTCCAGATGATTTTGAGCTTTACTACGACACCAATAAACATAAATACTGTATAAATAAGGGCCGAGTGACGGTGACAAAAACACCTCCTTATGAGGTAGGTATTTGGTTCTTTAGGCAAGTGATGAAAATAAGAAAGTTTTTATGGCCTTAAATCCCCTTTTAAAGTATTAAGGAGATAGATAAAGGGATATATGCACTATATATATTAAAAATATATAGTAGCATATATATCCCTTTTACTCTATTTCTTCGAAATAGTAGTTTATATAAATTAATTGTAGGTACCAAGGCGAATGAAATCAACTTTAAATCGGAGAATGGTAGTAGCCTCAACTCAACAATTGGATGAGTTAATGAGGGTAATGAATGATATTTTTTATTTTGCTACTTTCGTATACATTGTTCACCCACTTAGGGGAAGAGTTAAATTCGATTTATATCCTTTTCAAAAATCAGTTTTATGGCAATTTCTAAATAACAGGTTCAATATTGTCCTTAAATTCCGTCAGGCAGGGCTTACAGAACTTATTGCCCTTTACTGTTTATGGAGAGCCTTATACAACGATAATCAGAATATCCAGATTATTTCTATCAAGGATAAGGTTGCTAAGAGGGTTTTAAGAAGAATTAAGTTTATGTATAAAAACTTACCCACTCATCTGCAGTTACCTATTGTAAACGGGACTTCAGGAAAGCTGGGTACTTCTGAGGAAGTTGAATTCGAGAATGGATCAACAATCACATCTATACCAACTACTGAAGATGCGGGTAGGTCAGAGGCTGTATCCCTCCTTGTAATTGATGAGGCGGCGATTTTACGGTGGGCTTCTACAATCTGGGGGGCAGCCTTTCCTACCCTTAGTACAGGAGGGTCAGCTATTGTTAATTCTACACCTTACGGAATTGGGAATTGGTACCACCAAACTTGGGTAGATGCATGTGCTGCAGGTAATGATTTTAATCCTATTCGATTAACATGGACCATGCACCCAGAAAGAGATCTTCATTGGTATGAAGAAATGAAAAAGATTCTCGGGCCTAGAAGAACTGCTCAGGAGATCGATGGAGACTTTCTCACTTCTGGGGATTCGGTTTTTGATCTTTTAGATATCAAAGCAATTGAAGATACTTTATCGGAATTCCTTCCTATTGATATACGATATAATGGTAACTTAAGGATTTATGAAAAACCTTTAAAGGGTGAGAAATATGTAATCGGAGCAGATATTTCTTCAGGTAGAGCTCGAGATTATTCCACATTTACCGTAATGAAGCGGTCTGGGGAAGAGGTAGCTTGTTTTAAAGGAAAGATCCCTATTGAACAATTTGCTAAACTCTTGAACTTAATTGGAAGGGAATATAACAATGCTTTATTAGCTCCCGAAGCCAATGATATCGGTCAAGGTGTAATTAAGTTGTTACAAGAATGGAATTATCCCAATCTATATTATACCGTACAGTTTATCAAAGAGAAAGGGGAATCTAAGCCGAAGAAAGCTAAAATACCAGGTTGGGTTACTACCATGAAGAACCGTCATACCATTATCATGGAACTTGAGGCGGATATTCGAAATGATAGTATTATCATTAAAGATCCTTTCTTTATACAAGAAGCTTATACCTTTATTTATAATGAACAAAATAGACCTGTAGCACTCGGTAAGGATAAAGTAAAGGGTGATACGGGGGATGAGTTATTTGATGAAGTTTATACTGATGATGCCATTATGGGTAAAGCAATCACTAATTTTGTTAGAAAAGGTAAAGTAAACCATGTTATTGTAACACCAAGATAATTTGCAAATGAACCTATTTCAACGGATATTTGGGCCAAAAACCAAACCATTAAAGCAAAGGACCCAACCTGTAGATGATTTTGAGGAAAAAAAGAAAATCTATGGCGGTCCTTTACCTGGACGTGTTTCTGAAGCAGATACAGGTAATTATGTGGAATTCCTAAAAGGAGAATATCACTTTGTTACTCCCGAATTTGTATTTGAGGTAATTCCTTTAATTAGGCGATTATCCATTTATAATGAGGATTTTGGGCAAGCTATTTTTGACCTTGTTCAGTTATGCAATACAGGTTATAACATTAAATTTGATAAAAATGTTAAACCAGATCAAGTGGATAAAATGAGACGCCACTTGTTAAATAAATCTCGGGTTTGGAATGATGGTGTTGCAGGATTGTCTGGTTTAATCAATAAATTAATTGCTCAGATTTTTATTAGCGGAGCGCTATGTAATGAGTGGGTAATTAACAAACAGATGGATGGTATTGACAATATCTTTTTGGTTAAACCCGAAACTATCCGTTGGAGATACAATAAACGTAAACTACGTTATGAACCTTATCAAAAAATCACTAATCCAAGAGATTCGAAGGATGTTTATCGTAAATTAAATCAATTTACCTTTAAATATTATGGTTTATTGGGTGATGGAGAATCTCCTTATGGTATACCTCCTTTTATCCCCGCTTTAGAGGGATTAAAGAAGAAAAAGACCATGGATAAGAATATCGACCATATTATGGAACAATTAGGTATTCTGGGGTTCTTTGAAACTAAATTAGAAAAACCTGACCAAAAATTACAAGAAAGTGATAACGCATATACAAAACGATTGGAAAATCTGTTAACAACCACTAAGAATAATCTAAAGGGTTCATTAGCTGATGGTTTAACAGTTGGGTTTAAGGATGACCATGAATTTGAATTTCATTCAACAACCAAGAATCTTAGTGGTATTAGTGAAATTTATACTCAAAACTTAATTCAATTTGCTAAAGGCTTAAAACACCCACCTGCTTTTATGGGTATTCAATCTGATAAATCAGAAACCCATATAAATATTATTTTCACCAAAATGTTGGCTCAATTATCCAATGTTCAAGAAATATTAAAACAAAACCTGGAATTCGGTTTTCAAATGGAATTGAGGTTAGCGGGGTTTAAATTTGACTTTTTAGATTTAGAGTTCAAACCTTCTACTATTACCGATGATTTAAAATTACAACAATCCCGGGAAATTAAAATCCGTAATCTTATTGCTTTGTATCAACAAGGTATTCTTTCTCAAGATGATGTAGCGGATGAAATGGGATATGAATCCCCGGATGCTAAAGAACCGAGACAATCTATTGATGGTGAAGATCCCACCGGTTCTAAAAAGAAACAAGATCGAGAAGCTGATAAAGATAAATCGGATCGTAGATCACGAGATAAAGATAAACCTCAACCAAAGCGCAAAGATCGAGATACTAGAGAAAGATAGCACGATACTATTTAATCTTATAATGATCAAATGGTTAATTCCATAGTGTTAGTAGTTTTTCGTGTTTTAATTATCTCCGGGCTAGATTAAGCCGATCTAGCCCGGTTTTTTAAAAGTAAAAATTATGCCTTACGGTACCGAACAGTTAGACTTTATGATTTGTAATGCCAGTCATGCAATCATGAATGGTAATAAAGGATCAAAAACTCCCGTTTCTGAGTTCATAATTAACCCCGAAAAAGATGTTTCTATTGATAACTCTAATTTGGGGCTTTTTAATGTAACATCCCCTAATATGAATACCTATTACCCAGAGGTAGATGGGGAGAATGTTATTCCTCAGGAAGGGGATTTTATCTATCCTGTTTTTCGATTACTTTCAGAAGTTACGGTTAATAAAACCTTTAGCCCGGTAGATTTTAGTGAAGCCACGGTATTAAAGGATTCTATGAGCCTTTTAAAGGGACAAACGGTTTATACCGAACACGAACAATTGGTTGGTAATCATATTGGAACCATTAAAGAACCTTTTTGGCAAGAGGCATATACCATTAATGGAGTAAAAGTACCTGCGGGTATTAATGCGGTACTTATGGTAGATGCTAAATCTAACCCTAAGATTGCTAGGGGGATGTTACAAGATCCTCCTGCTATTCACTCCGTTTCTGTATCAGTGATGTATAAATGGAAAAAATCACATGATATGGAAAATGATGAGTTTTATGAAAAACTCGGTACCTTTGATAATAAGGGGCAAATGATTAGGAAAATAGCTAGTAATATCATTCTTTATTCAGAATTATCACTGGTTCCCCATGGTGCTGACCCTTATGCACAAATGGTTAATAAAGATGGAAAGATTACTAATCCTACTTGGGCAAAAAGGTTTAATGCTCTGGGGGAAGGTAGTTTTGCTGCTGTGGATTACAAAAATATCCTAAAAGGAGACCTTGAAGTCGAGATTAGTAACTTTAATCTATATAACCGTAACTCAAAAAGTGATAACAACAAAAACAAAAGTAACATGGATGGAATCTTAAATGCTATTGCCAAAATAGTGGGTTTTACCGATCCAGTGAATGAAGAGAATCAATCTAAACTCACTAGCCATATCCAGAAGCTTATTTCGGATAACCTGGAGAATGAAACCGGGTATTCTAAAGAAATTAAGCAACTCAAAGCGGATAAGGCAAAACTGGAAGCGGATTTGCAAAATGCAATTACCGAATCCGCAGACCTTAAAAATAAGGAGCACTTTATCACCATTGGAGAATCACATCTTACCGACCTTCGAGATCGTGCCGTCAATGTTTATACCACTTTGAAAGGAGAGGATAAAGATGAAACGATTGTGGAGATGATTAAAAATGCCGATGAAAAAGTGGTAAAATCTCTTTTGAGGGGTTATGAACAAGAATTGGATGATCACACTCCGCTTACTTGCCAGGATTGCTCTTCAACCAATGTAACCCGTGCTTCTTATAAGGCTGATGATGGAGATGACTCCGGAGAGAAGCCTAACACTCCTACTTTCAAATCCAATATGGAAGTTATTCAAAATCGCCGGAAGACTAGATTTTCTGTCAAACGGATCCATGGCGAACAATAATCATTTATTAACTTAAACAATCACAATTATGCCTAGAATTTTCGGAGAAGAGACTAATCATGTGATCCATAAAAGCGAGAGCCACAAACTGCACCAACAGTTTGATGTGGATAAGCATGACACTAGTACCGGCGGTAGTGATATTCAGATCGGTATGCCGGTAAAAATGGCTGGTGACTTTACTATTGCCCCCTTTGCTGCAGGGGATAAAGTACATGAATTGATCGGGGTTGCTATCCATGACACTGACCTTGAGGGGTACCGTGAGGAGAAAACTCCTTACAACTCAATTAAAGATACTTATAGCCTTAAGAGGGTTACTGTATCTATGCGTGCATATATTATCATCGAAGGTGTTGCTGGTACTGGAAATGTAACAGCTGGTCCTGTAAAGTATGCAGGTTATTCTGCAACCGATGATATGTTTCCACACCCGGGCGTGAATGTCTTTAAAGACCTTGCAAATGCTGGAGAAGCAGATCAATGCGTAGGTTGGGCACTTCATGCAGCCGATGACGGGGAAGTTGTTAGAGTTGCCCTGGCTGTTTAATTAATCGAATCATAAACTTTAAAACTTAGTGATATATGAATAGGACTGCTTATGAAAACAGCCAATTTAAGGGTAAAATCAAAGAAACCGTTAAATTAGCTGAAGCTATTCGGTCAGATAAGGATAACCCAGAAGATATTACTCTGGCAGAAGTGGTAAATGATAAATTTACTACATCTATGGAATCCTTTTATCAGGACCTCGGTATTGACCCCAGTGTTGATACAATTCACAACATTTCCACTCTGATGAGTGAAGATGAAAGATGGCTTATCCCAGAAATTTTCCGGGAAGCCCTACGTCTCGGCTATCGTAAAGCCCCAATTTGGCCAAATGTAATTGCCGCAGAAGAACAGGTTAACGGGTTGACCCAGGTATTGCCCCATATCAATATGAGTGATGCTGCTCCGAAATTGCTCGGGGAAGCCGAAACTATTCCTCTTGGAGATTTGAGTTTTGGTAAGAAAACTTTCTCTGCCTTTAAACTGGGTAGGGGTATTAAGATTTCTTATGAAATTACTCAATTTTCTTCCTTGAATGTAGTTTCTCTTTTCCTCCAGGATTTCGGTATTAAGTTGGGTCATGCTATTGATGTTCTGGCTTTGGATACCCTTATGAACGGTGAACAACTCGATGGATCAGAATCTGCTCCTGTAATTGGGGTTCAAACTCCCGGTACTGGAGCCGCTCAGGGCTCAACTTATATGGACTTGCTCCGTATTTGGTTGAGGTTGGGTCGTATTGGCCGTTTGCCTTCGGTAATGATCGGGGGAGAAAATATGGCTCTGAGGACTCTGATGTTCGATGAATTCCGTAAATATGTATATGGGTCTCCAAGAGAAAAACTGGATGTAAAAACTCCGGTACCTGCAACAACCAATTATTTTGTTCATGGAAATGTCCCGGATAATCAGGAAATTATTTTGGACCCTAGTTCATCCATTATCAAAATGAATGTAAATCCTCTTATGGTTGAATCCGAGAAAATCGTTTCCAATCAAACCGAGGCATTCTATGCTTCATTAACAATGGGATTTGCTAAGATGTTTACCGAATCAGCTCTGATTTTGGATCAAACCAAAGACTTTAACGGAGATAACGGATTCCCAACTTGGTTGGATGTGGATGCTCTGCAGAATGTCAATATTACCGAGTAATCCCGTTTTATAAGATACAAGTAGTAGCCGGGTTTTTCCTGGCTACTATTTATATCTTTAACCATAAAACAAAAGGAAAACTATGAGTAGATATTTGAAATTAGGGGAAAAAAGTAATTCGTTCTATGATCCCCAAACTGGCTTTGGTTTAAGCGGTAATGAAATCAAGGAAATTACTCCAGCTTTTCTTCGTAGTCCTCGGATTGCCCGGTTTCTTAAAGGCGGCGGTTTACAACATGCCCATAAGGAAGAATATAATGAATATATGGCTTCCTTAAAAGGTGAAGTAATTACTGAGAGCCCCGAAAAATCGGAAGATGAATTGGAGGATATGACAGTTGCTGAATTAAAAAATTACGTTACCGATTTGAAATGGGAAGAAGAAGATGTTGAAAAAGCCCAGTCAATCAAACGTAAATCCGAACTTATTGATTTTATCCGAAAAACCGAAGCACTTTATGAACAAGAATAAAACTTAGTCATGGGTGCTCAATTTGAATTTACCAAATCGGGGTTAGTTGTAGATTTTACTAATAAGTCCACAAATAACCCCGATTCTTTTTTATGGGATTTTGGAGATGGGAATACTTCTAATCTTGAAAACCCGCAACATACGTATGCAAGTACAGGTTTTTATACTGTAACCTTAACTACCACTTTAGGTGAGGTTACTGAAGATGTATCTCATACAGTTGGTGTAAATGAGGATGAAACTTTATTAATTACTGATGATCCTCTTATCGATTTGGTAAAACAATATCTACCAACAGAAATTAGTGATTCTAATGAGACTTTTGGATTTGAGATTAACTCAGCCATTAAAAAATGGCAATTATTCTTACAACCGCTAGTTAATCGAGAGATATCCAATGAGCAAGTTTATAATCAATCAGCTTTTATTGCACTAGAGAATTACCTGATTGCTTCATTAGTTGCCCGAGAGTTAATAATTAATGCAAGTAATCAATACTTGTCTACGTTAAATCAACATGCAGTTGATAAAGGCTCCGAACAAGGTGCTGGACAAGAGGTAAAGAGTATTCAAACTGGTCCCTCTAGAGCTGAATGGTTTTCTTCTTCCGAATTATGGCAAAATATTTTAAAAGAAGGAGGACAATTGCACCTTCTTACAAATTCGATTTGTTCATTAGCTCGTAGATTAAGTATTTACCTCCATTTTTGCGGGGCTCCGGCTAAACCTACAATTGTACCCAGAGTTTATAGGGACCCAGATCCTGTAATTACTAATCCTTTTGATAAAACCCGGTACTAATGAGTGAATGGGCTAAATTCAAACATGTGATGGATACCTTATCTTTTGATATGTTTCATCAAAAGGAAATTACTTGGTACCGATTAGTTAATAGTTTGGATCCACATGGTGAAAAAAATACATTAACTGATTACCAACCTCAAACTCTTAAGTGTTTATTGAGTTATAATGTAATGAGAACTTACCCTATTGGTAGTGATACAAAAGCGGGGACAATAGATACTCAACACATTACCGTGATATTAAATAAACAATACTTAGATGACAATGGGTTTTTAAATCCCGATGGGTATTTTAACTTCAATCCGGGTAATGATTACTTTATGGTTGATGGTATTAAATATTATGATTCTGGAGATACACAAGCTTCTCAAGTTAGTACAGATAATCTGTCCTTTTTTGTAGTTCTTAAACGAGCTGAATACCCTACTGGAAGGCATATACATGGTGAACCTCCAATTCCCGAATAATGGCAAAATTATATACCCATGGGTTTGATAATACAGGCGGTTCATTAGGAGGCGGGTTTGGAGTTTCTCCAGATGTGCACTTAAATTATCGATTAGTGGGAGAATGGGAAAGAGCAAATTATATGTTCCGTCGTTTTCCCACTGATGTGAAACGGGGGGTAAATTTAGCCACTCGAAAAGTTGCAAGGAAATATCGTCGAAAGGTTATTGAAAATATTCGTAACCAAGGGGCAGCTATTGGATGGGAACCCATTACTTCGGAAAAATATCGGAAATTTAAAGAATCTAAAGGTGAATTTTCTGTAGATACCCCCTTACAGTTTTTTGGGTCATTATTACAGAATATAAAAACCTTTAAACACGGTCAAATGGGTTGGTCTGCCGGTATTAAAGCCGGAATAAGAAATGAAAAAATGGATCACTTAAGAAAAGGTAATTCTTTAAGTGTTTCAGAGTATGCAGGGGTTCTTGAACACGGATCAAAAACCCGTAATATCCGCCCTCGTCCTTTATGGACTCCAAGTTGGCGACATATTGGCGGTAATAAGCAATTAGTTCAAGAAGTTGCTAATACCTTAAGAGCATTATACCCAAGTAGGAGACTTAAATTACCAACGAGAATAGGTAGAGCTAAGGCTATGCCTACAGCTAAATTATAATAGATATGAGTGTTTATGATGTACCTTTATTAAATACTCAAGAATTGGTAGAGAGAACCATTTACCACTCTATGAGAAAACACTGTGTATCTAGGGGATACTTACCAGATATTTATTCCTTTGATCAAAATGCTCAAGGTTATAGGGAATATCTTGAGGCTTTTTCGGCAATTGTTGATGATAAAGGATTTGCCATTGAGGTATTTAATAGTGGACCTCCTACTGAAAGAGAGATGAAGCAAGTCCCTCGATTAATTTTAGATATACAAGGATTTGTACCCGGTTCTATTGGAGGAGATCAAAGTCAACAATATGAATGGAGCGAAGAACACAATAAATATTATGGATTTATAGCTCCCCCTACTACTTCAGATCTTTATTTCAATATCCATATTGTTGCTAGCAATGCAACTCAGGATCGTATAATGAATGCCTTAGTTTCATTAGCCGTTCCTAGAAGAGGCTATTTACCATTATATAACGCAGAAGATAATTTTTTATTTACTAATTTTTTAACTTATGTTCCTGTAAATGAATATAAGACCCCAGGTATAATGGAAACCATGATACGTTATGTTTGCCCTGATTTGATTGAAGTTGCTGATATTCCAAATACTGATCCAATCATTCCGCCTTTAACCTATTTCCAAATTGATCTAGAAGAGGGCGATAAACCTTAATTATTATGGCACACATTGAAAAAAGAAAAATCACGTTAAAAACCCAACCCCAAGCTCCTAAGAAAACAGAGAAAAAAGAGGAAGAGTTCATTGAGTCAACTCATGAAATTATTCCCAGGAAAACTAAAGGGTGGTACGATGTCGTTGATCAGGATGGTAAATTGGTTAATGATCAAGCCCTTAGAAAACAGCAAGCTGAGCAGTTAAAATTAGACATGCGTAAGACCTGATGTTAAAGGTAGTTTGTTTTAAATGGAAACATACAAGTGGCTATAAGTTGGCTTCTTTGTATAATATTGAAGGGTATACTGCTGGCCATGTTAATAATTTACACAAGGCTGTTTCATTGAATTTATCCATACCTCATGAATTTATCTGTATTACGGATGATCCAACAGACATAAATTGTAAAACTATCCCTTTATGGGATAAATGCCGAGAATATGGAGGTTGTTATAACCGATTATATGTTTTCAGTAAAGATATGAAGGATATAATTGGGGATCGGTTTGTTTGTATTGATTTAGATTGTGTAATAACCGGAAATTTAGATCCTTTATTTGATCATGATTTGGATTTTGTAATAAATTCATATTATGGACCTCAACCTAAACAATACTATAACGGAGGGTTATTTCTGATGGATGCTGGGGTTCATGATAATGTATGGACTGAATTTGAGAAAGATATACCAGGTAATATTGAATTACTTGAAGAAGAGAGAAAACAGGGAAACTTACTGGGTACTGATCAGGCTTGGATAAGCCATATTTTGGGGCCGGAGAAAGCCGTTTATGAGTGTGAAGATGGAGTTATTCCTTATCGTTTATTAAAAAGGCGGGGTAAACAATCTATTTTACCCGACCATGCAAAAATGGTATTTTTTGCTGGAAATGCCGATCCTAGTACGGTTCAGTTTACCGATAAATGGGTAAGAGAGTATTGGAGGTGTAATTACATTATAAAAGAAAACGGTTTTGACCAATTAGAAACCTTGAGTCAAAAGGTCCAATGGTTAAAACATTTCTATTATAATCCCATTATGCCCGATATTGTGGATAAAATAAAAGTGAATGATTATGTCATTGAAAAGCTGGGAGAAGAAGTAGCTAATTCACTTTTTATACCCACTTTGTCAGTTGGTAACAATGTACATGAGATACCATTTGAAGATATACCTCAACCGTACATTGTTAAACCAACTCATTTATCAGGTGCTTTTATTCGGGTAGATGGGGATTTAAAGAAAAAGTTACCTTTTATTAAACATTACGGACATAAATGGTTAAATACAACTTATGGCCATAAAAGTAATGAATGGGTTTATTATAACCTTAAACCCCAATTAATGGTACAAAAACATTTACCATTAAACAACGGGTATTTACCCGAAGATTATAAACTTCACATGATTAACGGTAAATGCGAGTTTATTCAAATTTATTCTGAAAGACCTTTAGTAGGTAAAGGAGAAGCGAAGCAACTAAATTATACCCCTGACTGGGAGTTAATTCCCGTTTTAAATCATAAATATGAAGCCGGGAAACCTTTACCCAAACCCCCTGCTTTAAATAGGGCGATTGAAATTGCTGAAAAATTGGCTGAACCCTTTGATTATGTAAGAGTAGACTTATTTTTATTTGATCACCAAATATACTTTGGGGAGCTTACCTTTTTTCCTCATGGAGGTCATTTTAACTTTACACCAGAAACATTTGATTATGAGATGGGAAGTAAGTTAAAATTGATTAAATCCGTAAGTTAATACGAGATTACCAATTACTATTATATAACACTAAAATGAAATAATTATGTCAACTCCTGCTCCACGTGTACAGCATACCTTAGTCGATAGGACGCAAACTACTCCAGATCTTGTTTCTGGAATAGCTTTTGTGCAAGGTATTACTAAGCGGGGTCCCATAAATGATCCAAAACATTTGATTTATAGTTGGGATCATTTTGTTACCTTGTTTGGTGGATTAATATCTACCTCTGATTTTCCTCTTCATTGTAAAGAGATGTTAGATCGCGGGGTAATTCTTAGAGTTAACAGTATTAAAGTTAATGCTGTAAATGCCTCTGTAGATATCCAAAATTCCGATAGTATAGCTCCAAGTACCCTGTTTACTTTGGAGAGTAAATACCCGGGTGAGGATTATAATAATCTTTCAATCACTACTAGTGAACCTACGGATAGTGAACTTGGGGATTTTAATATGGAGATCTCATTTAATAACGGTGAATATGTGGAAACATATGAAAATGTAACCGTGGGAGAAGATGAGATCATTACCACCCTTGCCAATTCTAAATGGGTTCAATTACAATCAATGGGAGATCTATCTGGTTTATCAGGTTCAGATTTAATTCCCGCTTTCTCAGAAACGGCCTTTACTTCTGGGGATGATGGGGATGCTGAATTGGATACTGCATTAGCGGATTTTTCTGCCTTTGATGAATATGAGGATAGTATTTTTCTATCCAATATTTGTGATTACCCTGCTGATGCTGTGGTTTTAGCCACAGCAGGAGAGGCTTATGCTGCTTCAAGAAAAGACCTTCGGTATTATCATAGTATCCCCACTTCAGAGGATTCCAATACTATTATTACTGCACGAAAAGATCTTCCTTATTCACGGTGGATTTCTTATACTTCCGGAGGTTGGGTGATTAGCCACCCTGAAACAGGTGAACAAGTGGCTATTAGTGAAGTTTCTCACTTCATTGCCAATGGCGTCCAAACAATTAACCTGGAGGATTGGTGGCTTTCTTTTAGCGGGCCTCAAAAAACAGTTCCTGGAGTACTTAAGCCGGAAGTTAATTTTGGTGGAAAGGCTAAGTTCCAAGAATTGGATATGTTAAACCGGGCAAATGTTAACATGGCAATTAACCGGTATGGGTCCAACATATTCTGGGGTAATTTCTCCGGTCAACGGGAAAATACCCATACTAAATTTATCAGTACCAATAACCTGATTATCTATATGAATAAGAGCTTGGGTCCGGTACTTGAAGAATATATCGAACAACCATTGGATATTCCATTGTTCCGTACTATTTATCATTCCGTTACTCCATTTTTGGATAGCCTAGTAACAGGTAGAGCAATCTTTACCTATGATTGGTTAGGTGATCAAGATGTTACTAATTTGGATGAGCTTAAGGTTAATACGGCGGTGGATATCCAAAATGGTATTTATAAGGTAAGACTACCTATTACCCGGATTAATCCCTTGCAAAAATTTAACCTAGTTATTGAGCTTTCTCCGGCTGGGGTAACTATTGAATAACCTTAAAAACCTTTTCAAATATGGCAAAAATAAGTAATCCCAGAAAACAGTTTCGGTTTTCAATTCAATTCATTGGGATGCCGATGAATCCCTGGTTAGTTCAGGATGTAGATCATCCTGAAATTGATACCGAACAAACGTCACACGGGGATGTGAATTATGATGTAAAAACGGCTGGTAGAACGGTTGTAGGTAATGCTACAATCAGCAAGATCATGACTACTTCAGGGCCGGATAATTTTATCTTCAATTGGAAAACCCAGTGTCAGGATCAGATTACCGGCGGTGGAGAAGTACCTGATAGGTATAAAAAGAAGGTATTGGTTACTGAGTTTGCCGAAGACGGTGTTACTATTATTAATACCTGGATTTGGGAAGGATGTTGGCCAACTAAAATTACTGGTCAAACCAATACTCGAACTACCTCAGAAAATACCATTGAATCTTTTGAACTTTCAGTAGATGTAGCGGATAAGGTATAATAACTTTGCTTTTTACTAAAGAGGGACTATATAATATTAACTAAGATATTTGTATAGTCCCTTTTTTTAAACCCTTCGATTAACATGCATACAGAATTGCCTTTTATTCAAAAGCAAGAAGAAAGTACACTTCATGGTAAATTAGCTACTTTGTTACTACCTTCGGGTAATACAGTAACTATTCGTGAACAGAATGGAAATGATGATGATATTATTTCTTCATTTATTTCTGGAGATGAGATGATTGGTCCGATTAATCGATTTTTAGCCGGGTTAATTGTTGATCATTCTTTTGAGGGGTTTAAAAGTAAATCCACAATTTTACCAACAGAGATTCTGGAGTTATTGTTAAGGGATAAATATTTTATCCTAATGGCATCTAGGATCTTTTCAATCAGTGATACCATTATCTTTAGTTGGGATTGGAAAAATGGCAAACCTCCTGTAAAATATGAAGAAGAACTTCTTCCCTATTTATGGGATTATAATAAGGAGTTTCCGCAACCAGGTGATCCCGAATATTTTAAATATCGCATTGCTCCTTATACTGAACAGAAAACTGATACTAAGGAATTGGTCCTTAAAAGTGGAAAGAAAGTTAGGTATGGGTTTTTAAATGGGCATGGAGAAAACTATCTCTTAAATATTGCCGATGATAATCGTACTATTAATGCTGGGTTAAAAGCTAGGGGTTTAGAACTTTGGCAAGACGGGGAATGGATTAAGGTTGAAAACTTTAAGGAGTTTAAAGCTTATGAAATGGCCTCATTACGGGATAGTATTGAAAAAGAAGATAAACAATTTGATGGTCTTACGGATATTACTAACCCTTATTCTGGTGAAGTATTAGCCGTTCCTATGTTATCCATTCAGGATTTTTTCTTTCCACGGGAGATATAGAATTTGAGTACTTTTATGTCTCCCAGTTTAATTTAAGGTTCTCATTTTCTGAATTTAAAGGCTTTCCAGTTTCTCGTAGGAAAAAGTTTATTAAACTTGCAGACGAGGAGAACGAAAGAAATAAGGAATCTCTTAAATAATTTCCTATGTTACTTAGTGCAGCCGCCGGTCTAGAATCCGGTGCTGTTGTTTCTGTTGGACTGGATATTTATGCAGTCAATAACTTTTCAGGTCCTGCTGCCCAGGCTGGAATGTCTCTGAAACAACTCCAAAGTGAGTTTAGAAGGACCATGTATGAGAACCTGCGTGTAGCTAGGAATATGTATGCAGGTCTAGCTATGGCGGGTGCTGTTGTTACTCGGGGGATGCACAATATGTATAAGCGTTTTGCCGAGTTTGATTATGTAATGTCCGGTACTCAGATTGTATCTCAAGCCACTGAAGAACAGTTTAAATCACTAAGGAATGAGGCTTTGAGGCTAGGTGAGACTACTATGTTTTATGCTGATGATATTGGAAACTCCATGAGAGAGATGGCCAAATCCGGTATGGAAGTAGATGATATTATGAATAACATTCGAGCAGCGGTTGCTGGTGCCGGTGCTTCGATGGAAACTTTGGGGGTAACTACTAAAGCTATTATTTCTACATTAGCCCAGTTCCAGATACCTAGTGAACATGCGATGGATGTAATGGATAAAATTTCTGCTGCTGCACTGGGATCTAAATCCACAATTGCTCAATTATCAGATGCGTTAAAATATTCTGCTGCTGACTTCTATGCCTTGAACATACCGTTGGAAACTGCTCTGGGTATGTTAATGACTATGCACAATTTTGGTATTGAATCTAGTATGGCAGGTACTGCTATGGGTAACGCATTGCGGTATATGGCAAAAGCCCAATCTGATTTACGGACAGGGAGACAGTCTTCTGCATTAAATATATTTGGTTTAACTGAACGGGATTTTCAAACAGCGCAAGGTGACTTTAAAGATATGGTAGATGTATTCGGTTTACTCTCTGAGAGAATTGCCGAATTACCTACGATTAAAGGTCAGGTTGCAATGGAGGCTTTATTTGGGATTAGGGGTAAACGAGCTGCTTTTCCAATGGCAGCAGCCACCGATCAAGTTGCTAGAAATATTGAAAGAGTGGCTAATTCTGCTGGTATGGCGGAAGAAAACCTGGAAAAAATGATGGACACTGCTCACGGTGATCTATTGAAAATGATTTCTGCCTGGAAAACCACTGCTATTGCTATTGGAGGATCCCTTGAACCCGCCTTTCGAACTATGCACCAAATACTTAAAGGTGTAGGACAGGCTATTACCTGGATTACTCAAACTAAGGTGGGGGGAGTTGCAGCGGGGATAATAAAATATATCGCTTCTGGTTTAGCCCTCTTTACGATGATTAAAACGGTCGTTTGGGGAATTAAAGCAGCCGCTGCTGGAGTTATGATGATGATTACCAGTAATCGGATTAGCTTTGCCAATATGAATAAATCAATGGCTACTGGCTGGGCTATGTTAAAGCAACGGGCTTTAGGTTATAAACATGTGATTGATGGAATAACCGTAAGTCACATGCGATTAGCCACTGCTCAATTATCAGGAACTGCTGGTGCTCGAGCTTTAAGTGGGGGTTATGCTATTACTGGAGTTAAACGTTCTGCGGCAGTAGGTCATACTGCTCATGGTAGACCTCAAGCTTTAACAAATGTTGTTGATCAAAGATCAGGTAAGTCTTATCGTAAAGGTCAATTTGTCCCTTATTATATGGCTCCCGGTACTGCAGCCAAAACTCGCGGAAGCAGAGTGTCTAGTTTATTTACCCCCGCAATGACTGCAGGTACGGGAGCCAAAAAGGGAATACTAGGGGCGATGGGGGGTTTGCTAGGTAGAGCCGGAGGTTTATTAATGGGACCATGGGGGTTAGCCGCAATGATAGCTTTACCTGCTGTAATTACAGGATTATCCCGTATTATGAAAAAGAATACCGATGCTGTTAAAAAAAATACAGAGACGGAACAGAGAGCTCAACGTTTGGCTGATATTGAAAGATATGATACCGAGTTCTTTAATCAAAATGTAATTATTGAACGATTACTCAGGGCTTATAATAGACAACAGAATTATGCAACGGAAGGATTCCCTGATGCTAAGAAAGTAGAAGTAGCCTTCTTTGTGGATGGTAAGAATAAAATGAGACAAACCATAGATAATCGAATGGCAAAACAAATCTTTAAAATGGGGTTAGGTGAATAATGGCACGTTATAGAGATTCTACGGTACAGGAGAGTTTAAGGAAATTAAAAGATCCTCATATTAATGATCAATCTGTATATGAGGCCTATGGATTTGCTCATGGTGTGGTAACCTCTGCTATGTCTGTTAGTGAAAGGTTAGCTAGAAGAAAAGCAGAGAAGGCATATCGAGAAACTCTAGAAACCTCTAATCAGGTAGTTAAATATAGTGATACAGAATTAATATCCCCTAAACCATGGGTAGAACCGGAAAGTAAAAAGGTTACCGAAGGTAGAACAGGCCCCACTCATAAACCTGCTAGGTCAAATATTTTCCTCGTTAACCTGGAAACAGAAGAGAGAGTGAAGTTACCTTGGATTCCTCAAACTATCTCTATGGACCCCAGTTCAAAATTGGTGGCCATGCCTTCTATTGGTAGAAATACCCCTTTTTACCATTATACAGGTTCTGAAGATACATTGGAGTTTATAATCGATTGGTTTTTTACTGATGATATATCACGTAAAGCTGCTATTCATAATGCAACTAAGATAGAAGCTTTTTCGAAATCCAATGGGTATGAAACGGCGCCGCCTAGAATTAAAATAGTATGGGGTGGTAGTAATATCTTTAAAAATTCTATTTGGCTACTAGAACAAGCCCCTTATAGACTGTCTAATTGGGTGGATCATGTATGGAATAAAGAACTTAAGGAATTAACTTCTTATAAACTCCTTCCCCAACAAATTAATCAGGAAGTTAAGTTTAAACGTGTTAGTAAGCATAATCTATCCACTGAAGATATTGTTTTTGAAATATGAGTGCATATAACCAATTCCTTGTAGCAAAGTTTAGTAATGGGCAACTATCTTTGGATAGGCACCCTTATCAATATCGCCCTTCTTCAAAGGATAGAACCCATATCATTGTAGAAGGTGAGAGACTTGATACCATTGCTTTTAAGTATTATGATAATTCCACATTATGGTATATATTAGCCGATGTAAACGGGATCATTAATCCTTTTGATCTCACAATTGGTGATGAAATTCTAATCCCCGAGATCTCATGAATAGTGTAATCAACCCTAAAGGATATGGTGCCCCCGTAGTGGGGCTTTTTACTATAGATGGTAAGCCTATAACATTTGCGGGGTTAAATAAGGAGGCTATCGAAAGTGAGCATTATTTAACTATTGCTGAGTGTATGTTATGGGATGATTTTGAAGAGGGGATAGAACTTTCTCTAACTCTTGAGAGTGTAAACCCCAAGTTAATTGATAGTGAATATTTTGATTATGGTAATACGATTATAATCCGCTTTGGATATATGGTAGATGAGAATATGCACTTTGGTCGAATTTACCAATTAATCGTAAAAGATCATCAAGTATCTTATGATGAGACTCAATCCTTTAGTATAGACTTTGTTGATCAAGTCACCTTTCATAGCCAAGAGAAAGATCAAAGTAATGAACCTCAAGTTTTAGAAGAAGCAAGTAAGGCGATTCTTCAGATGGAGGGGGGTGAAGATATAAATATCGATGATTACCATAAAGCCGTATTGGGAGGGGATAAAGGTGCTCTTGAGAAATTATTTAAAGAGTTGGATAAAATTCGAAACAATTTTAAAGCTCGATCAGGGGAGTATGTTTTAAAGGTTCCAGTAAAGGAATTTGGAGCTAGATCTTATCTTTATTTTCCGACGGTTAAAGATGTTCGAGAATATTTTACTCAAGATAGCGGAAGACAACAATATGCCGGAGAAGGTCATTGGTCTTGGTTAGTTGAAGAGAGGGAGGGAGTAAGTATGAGAAATAGGTTAACAAATGAACAAATCTTTAACCTATATGCTGTTAGAAAAGATGAAAGGAGTTTTTGGTCCAAGTTAAAGGGGCCAGTTTGGCTACATTCTAAAGATGCTGTAGATTTATATGGATATGCTATCAATAGTTCAAAAGGGGAAAAACTATGGCGGAAGGAATTAGAGAAAATTGGAATTTTAGATAAATTAAAAGAAATAAGATACTTGGGTATGCCTAACCCCAGTATTTTATATGATAGTAATGGTGAATTTGACCCTGGTCGGTTGGATGAATTCTTAGAGGAATTTATGGATTCAGAGGTACTGGAATATGTACAAGCCGATATGAATAAATCGGGTTATAACAATTTAAAAGAGTATTTAATTAAGAAGTTTCCGGATCATAATTATGTTGATAAGGCTGATGGTAATGGGCCTGTTCTAGTTAAAAAAGACACAGAGCAACAAGCTTTTATGGATTTGGTATATAAAGGCGGTTCTGGGGATTTATTAAAAATCCGATTTGATACTGATTTCCAGGAGTCTGAAGTTTCTCAATCAGAGGCAACTATTGTGGATCCAGAAACGGGAGAAGTTACCAAACTTTCTCAAATACACAGTAATCAAACTGGTAATGAGGAATTAAATCCTACTAAACGATATGTTGATGATGTAGTAGATGCCATTTCTAATGGGGAAATGCCTCCGGCTCTAGATACCGAATATGAGGCGATCAATAAACCTGGTTTTACTTATGGGCATGATAGACCTGCTTATCAAGACAGAGATGGTAATTTTGTACCAGCCAGAGATAGTGCAAGGCGTATAAAACGTATAGCTCCAACAACTTTTTATAGTAAACCCGGTACGGTTGAGGAAATATTAAGGGAAATTGATAGTCGAAAAGAAGATAAAAACCTTAAAAGAATTATCGCAGATGCAGAGATACTGGGTAACCCTTATGTAAATACGGGACAAGTGTTTAATGTAAAAGGAGTAGCTCATAGGTTTACAGGTCGATATTTTGCTCTTTCTGTTCAACATAAAATTGATCCTAATTCGGGATATGTTACTACAATTGAATTAGGGAAAATACCTAAACAAAAAGTTCATGGAATTGTTATAGAAACTGAAGATGAGACAGAGGTTAAACGGGAAACTAAACGATGGAAGTTAAGGAAATCTAGAGCAGTACTTGTGGACGAAAATCGTCAAGATGTTAGGTCAGAGCCGATCATGAGAGTGGGAAGGGATAATCACGTATTCTACTCAACAAACGCATTGGCTCCTTTTATAATGACACCGGAAGATAAGATTATCCCTAATCATCATGTAGACTTTGATTTAGATATACTAGAAGGAGCTTTTGAAGACTTTATAAAATCGGAAAACGAAAAAGATCAACAGTTAAGGGATTGGGGTATTGATGTTTCTAAACCTTTTGAAATTAAAGAAACTCCTGAAGGTTTATTAAAGGATGCCTCATTAGATCGTATTGAAGAAGAGGAAGAGCGGGTGGATCGCTTTAGTAAATCGTTACCTTATAGAGATTCTGTTGATGAGATGACAGAATTTTTAGAAACTCGGAATGTGGGTTACCGGGCTCTATTAATCAGGAAGCCCCAAATACCTGATTATTTATTATTAGCGGAAACTGATTTAGCGGCTAAACCCATCCAGGGAACTATCGTAGGTTATAAGACAATCGGAACATTAAAATTATACAAAGATACTCAAGTAGTCTTTGAATGTTATACTCTAGAACCCCCGTGGAAGAATAATCAAAGGTTTGAAAGCCGCATTCCTGGAGGTCAATATGAAGTAATGCCTCGTTTTAGTTTGAATTATGGCCACCATTTTCATATCAAAAATGTTAAGGACAGAACGATGATTTTAATCCATAGAGGTAATCGTGTGGGAAATACTGAAGGTTGTATATTGGTGGGTATGGGGTTAAATGAAAAAGAGAATTTGGTTGATTCGGCGAAAGCTTTAAATAAACTCAATCAACATGTTGCCGGAGTAAAATTCACAATTAATATCATATAATGTATAGCCGTATACCTTTTAAAAATTTCCTTCAACGTTTAATGAGGGATGGTCTGGAAGCTTTTGGAAGACATTACTCTTCTTATAGGGGTTTTGTTTTATCTAATAAAGATCCTAAAAACCTGGATAGAGTATTTGTTTATGTACCTCATATCTCAGGTTGGAAAAAACATGGACAATGGGCCTGGCCAAAAGGTAAGTCTTATACCAATAGAGAAGTCCCTAAAAATGGGGATATGGTTTGGGTAGAGTTTGAAAGCGGAGATTATCGATATCCTATCTGGTCTTTTGCCAATCAAACAGAAGCTTTGGGTCAATCAACCCCCCATGACCCCGAGTCAAAGAATTACCATACAGAAAAAGGTCATACAGTTTTTATGGATGATCGGAATGATGTACTTGGGTTAAAGCATGTCAATGGATCTGAGATAAAGATTTCTAAAGACAAAATTGAGATTTTTGAAAAAGAGGGAGCCACAGTCTTTTTATCTGAAGAACAGATTGCTATTCAATCTCCCGATGGGTCAAAGATATTAATGAAAGATGGAGAGATATCCTTTAATGGAGGTAGTAATCAAGGGTTAGTTAAAGTAGAGGATTTAGTAAATAAACTTAATAACCTGGAAAATGCTCTAAATAACCATATTCACCCCTCACCTGCTGGCCCCACTAGTCCCATTACTCCTGATCATCGGATTATATTAACAAAAAAAGATGATCTAGAAAATGAAGCTATCCGACATTAAAAAACAAGCCCAGCATATCTATTAATATGGACAATTTATCATCGATATTATTGGGTAAAGGCCCTGTATTTCCTATAAAAATAGAGGACGGAACAGTGCCTATGGATAAAGGGGTAACTCTTATCCGACATTCGATTATGAATATACTATTCTTTCCGAAACGTTTTAGATTTTTTATGGGACACTACGGAGGAAAGATTGAACACTATCTTGAACAACCGCTTGATGAAGTAACCTTAGATTTAATCCGGGAGTCTGTGATTGACTCATTAGCCACTTTTGAAAAACGTATTCAATTAAATCAAGTAGAAGTTAAATCAGAAAATGATACGGCTCAATTGTTTCTCAGCTATACCATTATTAAAAGCAATACCCGTGATTCCTTTATAATTCCTATGTATTCACGTATAAGACATTAAAAATGAGTTTACAAAATAAATGGGTTGGTTATCTTGAACGGGGGTACTTTCAAATTAAACAAAGTATCCTAAATCGTGTAAGGCAACGTCATCCAGAAATTACCGATTTTAGTGAAAGTAATATTTTCGTTATTATCGTTAGTATATTTGCTGGATTAATTGAACAACTAAATTATTATATTGACCAACTAATGAGGGAATCCTTCTTGCCAACTGCAAGAAGGTTTTCTTCTGTAGTGCGATTAGTGAATTTAATTGATTATAGGATTAAGGCAGCTAACCCTGCTTCTACTGATTTAAAGATTACTTTGTTAAATGCACAAGATGAGCCTTATGATCTCCAATATGGACAAGAAGAAACTATCCCTCAAGATACATTGATAGTGATCAACGGGATGGATTTTTATACTACTCGGGATATAACTATTAACTATCCTTATAATTATTCATCTGTACCTGTAGCCCAGTTTTCAAATTACACTCAAGATATTACTCTTTCCAGTGTATCGGCTAATATGACTTTTCCTTTAGGAACGGATTATGTTCATAATAGTTTATCGGTATTAATTAATTCTGTAGCTTGGGAAATAGTAGATACATTTGCTAGATCAGGACCGGATGATAAACATGTGATAGCTGATATTGGTTTAGATGGTCAAGCTTATATTAAATTCGGGGATGGTACAAAAGGGGCTTTACCTAATGTAGATGATCCAGCAACTTTTTCTTGGAAAAGAACTAAAGGTCCCACTGGTAACATACCAGCTCATTCTATTGATACAAAAACCACACCTTCTTTTACTCTTGACTATGCCAGTAAAATTCATATTGAAAGCCCAGATGATTTTACAGGGGGTACTCTTTATGAAACAATTGAGGATGTTAGGAAGAATGCTCCATTAAGTTTAAGAACCTTAAATCGAGCAGTTACATATCAAGATTATATTGATATCGCAAAGATGCACCCAGGTGTGGATAAAGCCAATATCCATTTTGATTGTGGGAAATATGTTACGGTTTATATATCCCCTAAAAACGGTGGCCTAGCTTCTCAAGCTTTATTGGATAATATCAACAATTGGTTTGATCAATATCGTATGCTTACGACCTTTGTAGATATGAAAGCTACGGGAGAAGCCATTATCCATTTAAAACTTACGGTTGTAGGTCGACTTCATATGAAAACTGCTGATATTGAAGCCGAAGTTAAAGATGCTTTACTTAATCATTATAATTATGACAATTCAGATGTAGGTAAAGCCGTTAGGTTATCTGATATTTATGCTTTAGTGGATAATCAACCTACTGTTGATTATGTAAATATGGATAACCTATATGCAATACCTTATTTCTTTCCGGAGAATCATAATATATCACTAAATAAAACATTTACTTTAATAGGAACTAATAAGGCTCACAATTATAGATTGAGCTTTATTAGTGGAACAACCTGGTTCCTGTATAAAGATGGTTTTTATGAAGCCCAGTTAACTACAGGTAGTGAATACGATAATGGTAAATTTAAACTTACTCCTGAAGACGGAGCCTATTCTGCTGATAGTCATTGGAGATTTACAATCTATCCGGCTAATAGGGATATTATTATTACTGATTTTTCTATACCAATAATTAAGGAAGAGAACCTAACCTTAGTTATTAAAGAAATTGTTAACTAATGGACTTTAAGAAATATATCTGGGATTTATTTCCTTATTTTTATAAGGAGCATGACACCTATAAAGACGGTGATGGTCAAGGTGTATTGGAAAGGTTTATTAAATTATGTGGAGAAGAGTTGAATGAATATATAAACCCTTACCTTGATGAGACTTCTGAGCATTATTACATGAAGAACTTGGATCCCATGGAGGCTGAGCAGAAATTCTTAAAGATTATTTCTGAGTTTCTGGGTAATCCTCCTAATCCTTTAGGTACTTCAGAATTTAGGATACTACTTAATTTTATTTTACAACTCTATCAGATTAAGGGGACAATTAAGGGTTATGAGTTATTCTTTAGCCTATTAGGATTTGATACAACAATTACTGAATTAACTCCTTCAGATCAAAGTGCTACTAACCTTTATGATACCGAGATTTTACATGATAAACAATATATTTATGATGAGGATTCACCGACTTGTAAAACTTCTCATTGTTCATATTATACGTTGGATTTAACCCCTATTGATCCCGAGTTTACTTTAACCACTGAATTAGACACAAAACTAAAACAGATAGTTAAATTTATCGAGCCCATTAATGCTCGGTTACAGGTAGCAGTAATGGCTCCGTTGACTAATACCCAAACTAGAAGTTTTTGTATTCAACAACATTTATCACTTAAATTGGAATACCATATACCACCTGGTGAAAGCCCCGAAGAAGGATCTTATGATGATTACTTCTTAGCAACTTGGGATTGTGATGGGGTTATGGTAGCTTTGGATTCAGAGCTACTTACTTTTGATAATGAAGATGTAACCTTTGATATTGAAACAGTTGAATGGTCACGAGTTTATATATAAAATATGGCTAGAAAAGAGATTGCTTTAGGTATAATTGCTGGTGATGGAACCGGTACTCCTTTAAGAGTAGGCGGAGGTAAGATTAATGATAACTTTAAGGAGTTATATAGTGGAATTGTAGAGGTAAATGATAATCCCGCAACACCTAGTGCAGGTCATATATTAATTTATCGTCATTCAGATGGTCGGATTTTAATGAAAAATTCCGATAATCAAGTTATACAGGTTGATCGATGGAAGATAAAAGATAATCTGGGAAATGTGGCTTCTTCTCTCTTGTATTTACAATTTGGTCAACATTTTACCTTTCAAGAAGATGGTGATAACTTAATTATTACCCTATCAGAAGCTAATCTAATTCACGAACAAAATTCTGATACTAAATTAGCTGAAGGTACTGATAATGAAATTTCTGCTGAAGAACTTAAGAGTTTACTATCAGCAGAAAAGGATTTAGAAGTTTCATTAGGAGAAATATCAGGATGGATCTTTCCCCCCGTTAATGAAATTGTAACTGACTTTCCTACAACTGTTGATGAAGGATATAGGGTTATAAAGGATGATAATAAAATTTATACCCTTGAAGGAAGTACCTGGGTTTTAGATACAAAAACTACTGATCTATCTCAAATTGATGGATGGCTAATCCATATTTATGATTCCCCCGAAGGCCCTAATTATAACTATGTATATGATTATACAGAAGACAATTGGTTACCTAGTTCAGATACTCAAGTAGAAACAGGTCGCTTTCAAACCGTTTATTCAGAAAATGGTAGAATGGCCAGACCCTTTTTCGGTGATGGTCCGGGAAGTTCAATTCGGTTAATTAACCAATCCGGAAAATATGCTTTTTATGAGGATATGTTAGATATTCCTTCTGTTGAAAACCCCGATATTGGTGTAATTGATTGTATTGCCAGAGACTCCAATAACCTAGTCTATATTTATCACCGTCTAGCGACTGGAGAAATCTTTATTCAATTTAAACATGATCAGAATTATACCTCTTGGAAAAAATTGGTATATCATGAAGATATTGCAGATTTGCTTAACTTAGAAGAGGAGTTATTGGCAAAAACCTACCCTCCTATGGTTAAATCTAGTGCAGCAGAAGTGCTTGTTAGCATAGATAACTCCACTCATTTAGCAGACTGCACTAGTAATCATGTGAAATTTGTACTTCCAGACCCTTCTACCTGCATAGGGCAGACTTTTAAGTTTCGCCATATTAAAGGGGATTCATTTACAATGACGGTGGAAAGAACAGTTGGTAATATTGTAGTGGATGAAGTAAACTCTACTCTCATAAGTAGTGAAGGTTTAGTGGGATTTTGGTTTACTTTGGAGAGTGATGGAACTGATTTTTATTTAATCTTGGATTCGGGACTAACAACAACTAATCTGGATGTAATAACATAATGGGTTACTCTAAATTTGATTTATTACGTAATTTACGAAAAAGGTCTGATATTGTTGTTAAAACAGTGGATGACCTTTATGCGTTAAAGCTTTGGCAAAGACGGTGGGGATTAATAGTAGCTGTTTATGATGATATTCCAGATAATATTGGGTTATATGAACTAAAGTTTGGATTTTATTCAGAGTCATTAGTTGATAATGAAAACTGGGATAAATTAGAGGAGTTTCATCTTCGCTTACACTCCCTTGTATCCCCTGATGACCACGAAACCGAAGTCGAACATGCCGGTAAACTTACCGGATGGGATTCAGATGGTAAGCCTGCTGCAAAACCTGTAAAAGAATTACAGAAACAACAACTGTTAATTGAGTCTCTTAATGATAGGTTAGAGATAAC